AACGGTTGATTATCAGTTGTCCACCGCGGCATGGAAAATTGCTGGCTAATTCTGTAGAATTGTTGACGCCCTCGGGATGGCGCCGGCACGGCGGCCTTCAGCCGGGCGATCAGGTCTTCACGCCCGACGGAACCGCCGCAACGGTCATCTTCTGCAGCGACGAGCAACCTTGCGGCCTCGAGGTTGAATTTTCCAACGGCGAGACCATTAAGACGCATCACCAGCACTTGTGGACGGTGCAGGACCGGCGCAGCCGGACATGGAAGACCCTCGAGACGCAAGACCTGATGAAGCAGGTTTGGCTGGCCGAGCCGGGAAAGCGCGGTAGCCGGGCGCGCTGGCAGATGCCCGACGTCAAGCCGATCGTGTTTCCGTTCTCGGCGGCGCTGTCACTGCACCCGTACGCTCTGGGCGTTTGGCTTGGCAACGGTAAAGCGGACGGCGCTGTCGTTTCATACGCGCCCGTGGATGGCGAATCCGTTGTCCCGGCGTTGACCGCTTGTGGTTACGCGCCGACCCGGACCTGGGTGCAGGGGTCGACCGGGGTCGGGTATGCTTATCTCAGTCAATTTCGCGGAGTTCTCCGTCTACTGGGACTGTTGAACGCGAAACACATTCCCGAGGTCTATTTGCGCGCTAGCCTCGAAGATCGCGAGCAATTGCTGGCCGGCCTGATCGATACCGACGGTCATGTCGAGGTCCATACCGGCCGCGTGCGTTATTCGACGACGTCGGAAGCGTTGCGTGACGGCGTGTTCGACCTGGCGACGACTTTGGGTTTTCGGCCTTACGTAGTTGGCCCGATCGCGCCGAAATTGTCGAGCGGCGGCGTGCAAGGGCGCCTGCCGGTCTGGCAGGTCGGCTTTCAGCCTGACCGCCAACTGCCGACGCGGGTTCCCCGTAAACGGATCTTGAACCTCGCCGCCCGGCGCCGGGTGACGATTGTCGGTATTCGCCCGGCCGAGCCCGAGCCCGGTAAATGCGTCAAGATTGACCGCGACGACGGGCTTTATCTGGTCGGGCGGCGCTTGGTCCCTACGCATAACACCAGATTGGCGTCGACCCTCTTCCCGGCTTGGTATGTCGGTCGTAATCCTACTAAGAGTATAGTCTTGGCTACTTATAATGATAAATATGCTGTTGACATTGGTGGCGTGGTTAAAACTTCGATGCAATCACCACTTTATAAGCATATTTTCCCTGGTGTAAGTTTACGTTATGGTGGGGCAAGTTCTGATGTTTTACGGGTTAAGAATGGTGGCGATCTTTTCTTTGTAGGTGTCGGTGGAACCCTAACTGGACGCGGTGGGCACTGTATAGTTATTGATGACGCAACTAAAAATCGTCAAGAAGCAGATAGTATAGTTGTTCGGGATAAAGTTTGGAATTGGTATCAAACTGTTTTTCGTACCCGCTTGATGACTAAATCTGCTGCTATTGTGATTATTGGCACCCGGTGGAACGAAGATGACCTCATCGGACGGCATATCGACCCGTCGAACCCGCACTTTCAGCAGGAAGAGGCCGATGCCTGGAGGATCATCAACCTGCCTGCACTCGCCGAGGATGACGATCCGCTTGGACGCGACCTGGACGAGCCGCTCTGGCCTGAGCGGTTCGACCGCAATTTTCTGCTTGAGATGCGGCGCTCTGATCCCCGCGGATTCACTGCCCTCTATCAGTGTCGCCCGACGCCGGCCGAAGGGGCCTTCTTTCGCAATGATTTTATTCGAACCTATAACAAGATGAGCGACCTGCCGGCGCTCGAGGGCATGCGGTTCTACGGCGCGTCCGATTTCGCTGTCGCGATCAAGCAGGAGAACGACAAGTCCTGCCACCTGGTGGTCGGGGTCGACGAGAACGAGAACCTGTGGATCATGCCGGACATTTCGTGGGTCAGGATGACCTCCGACATGAGCGTCGCGGTGATCATCAACCTGATGTCGAAATACAAGCCGCAGCTCTGGTTCGCCGAGAAAGGCGTGATCGAGAAGTCGATCGGCCCTTTCCTGCGCAAGCGCATGCTGGAGAAGCGGGTCTATTGCGTCATCGACACGATGACGCCGATCCAGGACAAGCGCGCGCGGGCGACGGCGATCAACGCCCGCATGTCGATGGGTCGGGTCTACTTCCCGCGCTTCGCCCGCTGGTACGAGGACGCGCGTGACCAGCTGCTCAAGTTCCCGCACGGCGGTTTTGATGATTTCGTCGACACGCTCTCCCTGATCGGTCTAGGCTTGATGCGGCAGATCCCGGCGCGCGGGCGGGTCAAGCAGGTCGAGGACGGGCCGAAGCCGATGACGCTCGGTTGGATCAAGGCGATGACCAGGCGCGACGAGCGCGAGCGGCGGACGCAGGACAGCGGGTGGATCTGACATGCCGACCAACATGCCCCCCGATCCGGTAGGCGACCTGTTCGGCTCGGCGCCCGGCGTGCCGGCGCAGGAGATCCTCGGCGTCGGCAAGCAGCAAGCCAAGATGATCGACCGCGACCGGCCGCAGCCGCCATTGCCGCGCAAGGCCCTGGTCAACGCCTGGACCGAGGCGGTCAAGCACGCCAAGAAGCATTGGAAACCGGCGTTCAGCCGGATGAAAGAAGACCAGGATTTTTGCTTGGGCAAGCAGTGGAGCCGGAACCCGAAGGACACGAGATACGTCGCTAATATCACCTTGCGTGAAGTCTCTCAGCGGGTCGCTTTCCTGTACGCCAGGAACCCGAAGGCGGTCGCGAAAAGACGCGAAATGATCCTCAACACCCTGTGGGACGGGACCGAGACCCAGCTGCAGAGCCTGATGCAGGCCGCGTCTACCGCCATGCAGGGCATTGTTGGTATGACTGGAGGAGGAGGTCCCGGCGGGGCGCCCATCGGAGGAGCGCCGCAGCCTTCTGTCGGACCTCCAGGCGGACCGCCCGGGCAACCCATGCCGGGCGGCCCGCCGCCGCCTAATGGCGCCGGCGGGCCTCTGGCTGCTCTAGGACCGGCCGCTCCGGCGGCGCAGATCGCCATGGAGCAGGGCATGGCGATCGCTCAGGACGCGATGCGGGTCAAGCAGCAGGAGCAGATGCTGGACAAGATCGCCCGCACGCTCGAGCTTCTGTACGCCTACCAGGTCAGCCAGCAGCTGCATCCGTTCAAACAGCTGATGAAGATGACGGTCAGAAGGTCGCTGACGGTCGGCGTGGCCTACGTCAAGCTCGGCTTCGAGCGGGTGATGGAAAAGAGGCCGGATGTCGTCGCCAAGCTCTCCGACATCTCGGAGCGGCTCGGGACGCTCGAGCGCCTGGCGGCTGACCTGGCCGACGGCGAGACTGACCCGAACGACCCCGAAGCCGAGCAGCTCAGGCTGATGGTCAGGGACCTCGAGGGCCAGCAGGAGTTCATCGCCCGCGAAGGCCTGACTTTTGACTACCCGAGTTCGTTCGCTCTCATTCCTGACAGCAAGTGCTTGCACCTGCGTGGCTTTCTCGGCTGCGACTGGGTGGCGGAAGAGTACGTCCTCAGCGTCAATGAGGTGAAGGAAATTTATAACGTCGACATCGGCAAGAATTATACCTCTTACCGTCGACCCGACGGCGGGTCGGACATTTCGATGCGCGCCGGCATGGGCGACATGATGATGATGCGCCCGGACCTCGAGGGCAAAGGGACCGGCGACGACAAGCAGTGCGCGGCGATATGGGAGATCTACAACCGCAAGGACGGCCTGGTCTACACCATCTGCGACGGGTACCCGGATTTCCTGGTCGAGCCCGCGAGCCCCGAGACCCCTCTGGAACGCTTCTGGCCGTGGTTCGCCTTGACCTTCAACGAAGTCGATCACGAGGACGACGTTTTTCCGCCGTCCGACGTCAGGCTGATGCGCGACATGCAGCTTGACTACAATCGCGCCCGGCAGGGTCTGCGCGAGCACCGCAAGGCCGCCAGGCCGAAGACCGCGGTCGCCGGCGGGGCGCTCGACGAGGAGGACCTGGCCAAGCTCGAGTCGCACCCGGACAACGCGATCCTCGAGCTTACCGGCCTGCAGCCCGGCCAGAAAGTCACCGACCTGCTGCAGCCCTACACCGGACCGGAGATCAACCCGCAGCTGTACGACGTCACGCCCTATTTTGAGGACACGCTGCGCACGGTCGGCTTCCAGGAAGCCAACATGGGCCCGACCAACAGCGACACGGCGACGCAGTCGCAGATCGCCGAGGCCTCGAGGACGACGACGCAGGATTCGAACGTCGACGACCTCGACGACCTGCTTACGCATCTGGCCAAGTACGGCGGTCAGCTCCTGCTGTCGAACGTCAGCGAGGAGACGGTCAAGCGCATCGTCGGCCCTGGCGCCGTCTGGCCGAAGCTGACCCGCGAGCAGATCAGCCAGGAGGTCTGGCTGGAGATCGAAGCCGGCTCGGCTGGCCGGCCGAACCAGGCCGCCGAGATCGCCAACGCGCAGAAGATCTATCCGCTGGTGATGCAGATCCCGGGCATCGACCCGGAGTTTCTCGCCCGCGATCTCCTGATGCGTCTCGACGACAAGCTCGACCTTAGTCAGGCGTTCAAGCCGATGTACCCGTCGATCGTCGCCATGAACCAGCAATTGCGCGGGGTGATGCCCGGCGCCGGCCCCGGCCTGGCCGCTCCGCCGCCCGGAGGCGGCGGCATGGCGCCGCATCTGCAGGGTCCGGCCGGAGCGAACAATGCGCCGCAGAACCCGCGGCCCGGAGGGTCCTTCCCGCCGCCGACGCCGGGCAATGCGTCAGGACCGCCGACGCCCGCGCCCGGGCTGCACCGGCTCACCGGGCCGACGCATTAGCTGTCGAGCTTGACGCCGTTGCGGAACGGCTTCCCTTGCTCGAGGCCGATGCGGGCGGCGGCGCCGCACTGCGATGCGGTGACCGACATCATGCGCTGAATGACGTTGACCCGGTCTTCGGGCCGAAACCGTTCGGCGACGTACCCTCCGAGAAAAGCCGTCAAGGCGTTCATGACCGTGTCGACGTCCAGATGCGCGGTCGCGCGGTAGAGGTCAAGCGCCAGGCGGTCGCGTTTTTCCCGTTCGGTCTTCGGCCGCGGCGACAGGGCGGTCGAGCCTTTCAGTTCATGTTTCACTTTAACCAACCTCCGTTTGACGCTGACAATAAAAGAGGGATAAAAGCTCTGCTCTATGGACGATCGAACTGACAGCCCGTCCACTGTCGACGATACCCCATCCCAGCCTGCGCCGGCAGGCGGGGAGGGGCCTGCGCCGCAGACCGACGTCAAGCCGGGTGCGGGCGGGGAAGACGCAAGCGGGGGTTCGTCGCCCGCGTCCGGCGCGGCAGACACCCGGGCGGCCCTGCTCGAGGCGGTCAGGAAGGCGGCGCCCAGACGTGAGCGCGCCGAGCCTTCCGACGGCCAGAGCGCGGCGCCCGGTCCCGGAGCTTCGCCTGCTCCTGGCGCAAGAGAAGGAGACGACCTCGGACCGCTGACCCAGGCGGAATTTAACGAGTATCCCGGTCGGACGAAGAAGCGCATCCAAAAGCTGATGCAGGAGGCCAGCGCTCTCAAGCGAGAGCTCGAGCCTCTGAGAGCACGCGCGGCGACGACAGAACAGCTGCAGACATTCCTCCAGCAGGCGGACATCGCCAAAGAGGACTTCGGGCTGGTTCTTGATCTGGCCGCAGCGATGCGGCGTGGGGATTTCGAAACCTTCCTGAAAGGGATCGGACCTTACGTTCAGCTGGCCCAGGAGAGTCTTGGCGTCACGCTCCCACCTGATCTCGCGCAGGCGGTTCAGCAAGGGCACATGAGCCAGGAGGCGGCGCGATATTTCGCCCAGGAACGCACTGCCCGGCAACTGGCCGAGGGGCGCGCCCAGAGAATGACCGCCGATATTTCGAGTTACAACGAAGGCCAGGCCCGCCAGCAATTCCAGGCCGGCGTGCACCAGGCGGTCGTTGACTGGGAAAACACGGTCCGCAGGTCTGATCCCGATTACGCGCGCAAAGAGCCGTTGCTACGGGATCTGCTGCACGCAGTCGTTCAGGAACGGGGACCCCCGCGGTCGCCGCAGGAAGCCGTCGAGGTGGCGAGGACCGCCTACGACCGGGCCAATGCGGTCGTGGCGGGTTTCAACCCTAACTCTCAACGGCCGACGTCACGGGTCCCGAGCAGCATGGTCCGCAGCAATAGCGGGGCCGCGCCGGAACCGAAGAGCCTGAAGGAGGCTGTACACCTGGCTTTGGCGCGTTCCCGTTAAACCTTCGCG